CCTTGCAGTATTTTAACGTTTGCCATACTGACTTAAAACTAATACCCGTGCATTTTTGAATTTGTCGTGTGCTCATTCCAGTATCCCTGTAAAGTTCATATAATAATTTATCGTACCAATGCCAACTGTTTACTGTTTCGTTTATTTTTACTTCTAATTGCTTTTGAGCGTTCGTCTTTTCGTATGGATTACTTTCATCTACTAACTGAATTGCCTCCGTTATATCGACTTTCTGAAGCCTTTGTTTAGATTTTTCAAAGTCATAGTACATATTTCTTAAAACAATCCATACAAACCCCTTATAAATAGTTCCGTTGCGGTAAAACCTTTCTTTGTTTTCGTGTTTTGCTAACTTTAAATACATCTCTTGAACTATATCTTCAGCTAAATAATACTCTCCAAATGAGCGCACAACTTTAATCCAGTGTTTATGGTCTGCGTAAAGATCATTTAAAAACTTATTACAATCCAATTAACACAAGTATTAAAACAATAATCAATCCGATTAAAACACGAACCAAACTCTTACGCATTTCTAATTCATTAAACAACCACTTTTTATATTTAACACTTGGAATGTTCCAAACAAAAAGCAAAACAGCCCTATCCAAAAAGAATAAGGCTATTATGAAAGGAAATAAAAGTAGCGTTAAGTATTTCACCCGACTAAGTTATGCAATTTTCTTTTATAGTTCAACAAACGACCTAAACCACGTGAACAAAGTTCTAATCTATCCGTGTATTTCTGCGCTAAATTAGGAAGATAACCTTTGTTTGCTGTTTTAATAAAGTCGCTTAACATTCTAATTCGTGTTTGCATTCCTTGTATCATGTCGTCAACTATTCCAATACGGTCTTCTACCTCTTCTTTGTCTAAGGCTACTCCTTTACCGTCGCATGACATACAAGTAAAGTCAACTGGGTTTTGTTCATAAGGAATGTGCGTATCGTTTAAATCAATAGTTACATAACCATCTCCACCACACTCAGGGCAATTCATAAATAAGTTTTTCATAATTGTTAGTTTTAATTGTTGAACAAATATAATAATACTTTTTAATATAACAAAAAAAAAGAATAAAAAAAAGCGGAATTTTTTACGTTCCGCCTTAAATTACTTACTAAAAAACTCACCAAGCTTTTCTATTGATCTGCTGGATAAACTACTTCCACTCATGAATTTATGTAAGTTAGGCTGTCTTATTTCTACTAACTTAGAAAAAGCGTTAAGGCTTAATTCGTGTTTTTGTAGGTAGTGTTTAACCATTGCCCGTGTTACTTCATTCGCTTCGCTTAATACTTGTGCTGCGTAATTCATATACCATTTAAAAAGTCATCGAACTCCTTGCCATAACTTGGTTTTCCAGCTGTTGGCTTCGCTTGTTCCTGAACTGGTTTAAAACTTAGGCTTTGAAACTTTCCTTTTTGTCCGTCTTTTACCCAAGCTGAAACGTAATAATCTACACCTCCGATAGTTGCTTTTCCCTGATAGTGCGGGTGCGTTTCTTTTTCTCTTTTGTCGTTAGTAAATAACGCTCCGCTGTTGTCTCTCTTTTCCATTTTTACTTTGTTTTAATATATAACCTTTTAAATCTTTCAACTGAACAACAAAACTCCGTTATAGGATTTGTTTCATATTGTCTTATTGTTTCGTACCAAAGTTTATCTTTTTTAAAGTCTTTGATTTGTACTATTTGCTCTCGGGTTACATTCTTGTAATATCCCATTACTTTTAAATCTTCATTCATAATTCTAAAATTAAATTATTATAATATTCACGTGCTAACTCTATTCGTTCTTTAATTTGTTCTATTACGCTTTCGTCTTTTGCTATTTTAAAGACTTTGACACGCTTTTCTTTTGGTATGTGGTCAAAGTTATGTTTAGACTGTACAAAGTCTCTTACATCCAAACTTTCATCAATTAACCCTTGTTTCCAATGTTCTCTTCTAACTTCATCTTCTACAATTTGAAAAGGTGTATTGATTAGGCAGTAACATAATAACGCTTCGTCTTTTCCTGTTAACCACATATAACCTTGCAATTGATAGTAATAATCTTTATTAGGGCATTCGGTTTCAAAAAACGGAAACGTTGTAGCATCCCAACTGCATTTTACATCCAAAAGAATTTCATTCGTGTTTACGTCTGGAGTTCCGGTTAAATAATCGTTGTTTAAGTTTTCTTCATTCTTGTAAATAAAGCCTAAGTTCAACACATCGTTAACAAGTGCTATGCCTTCGTTTTCTACTTCGTTACCTTTGTCAGTGTACCTACTCCAAAACTCTTTACGTATTCCGTATTTATGTTCTATTGCAAGTTCTTGAATGTAGGTCTTTGTAGTTTTAGAAAGAACCTCCCCTTTTGTTTTGGGGAGACTCATTACTTTTCCTATTTGTGAAGCTCGTATTTTCATCAGTATCTAAGGCTAACTTTAGTTCTTGAACGATAATTATAAATATCTTCAATAAGTAAAAGATACCCTACTGTAGTTGTGCAGTCAACAAGTGCTGTTGGCTGTATTTTTAATTTTTGAATAAATTGTGTAAACTCAAAATTATCGTTGTTAAATAAATTCATCAAAGCAAAAACAAAACTTCTTCTTTTATAACCACTATAAAATTCTGCTACCATAATTATTCTTTCAGCCATATCTATAGCTTTTTTGTAGTCTTTTATTTTAAATTCCCCGCTATTAAATATAGATTGAAGGCTTGCACTAATTTGATCACTTAATAATGCTTGGCATTCAGAATGCCCAAAACCATATTTTTCTTTAAATTGTCTATATTTTATGTATTCATTATTTTGTAAATCACAATATCCATTCATGTAATCATCAGAATTCCAATTTTTACTATTTGCATTCAATACTTGAACTTCTTTTAAACCATAATTTTCTACTATTATATATTCTATTGAAGTATTATTAATCTTTGACGCCATAAGTCTGTGTTGCCCATCAATAACTTCCATATTTTGATTAACAATAATAGGTGAAAACAACTTGTTTTCTTTCATTGATTTAGCTAACCTTTTAAGGTGAGATTGAATAACATCTCTATTACCATTTAAAGTTTTAAAAATTGATAAATCACTTGTTTGATAAACCTTGTTTACCTCTTTTCCTGTTTGCACGTGGTTACTGTACTTCGCCATTGGTGCTGCTGTTGTGTTATACATAGCTTTTAATTATATAAGTAATAATGCTTTTTGTTGAACTTCATTTAATTCAAACTTTGCTTGTAGCTCTTCGGCTGTAAATTCACCGTTACGGATAGCTTCTACTGCTTTTAAGAATCGTTCACCTTGTATTGTAGGCTTTTTTGCTTCCGTCTTTACGGCTTTTATTTGTTCTCCAGCTGCATCAACGTCTTTGTCGGTTACAATACCTAAAATAGAAGATAATGCGTAACGTCTTAAATAAGTAATTGCAGAACCTAATACTTGAAAATCATTCATGCCTTTTAATTGAACGCCTTGAGGAATATCTGTTTGGCTGTCTATTTGTTCACCACTTTCGCAATGAAATAAACAAGTTACTATTTGTTGACCGTTAATTAGTTGGGTAAATCCTAATCCGTGTTTTTGCAATAACGGGTTAATTACTTCAAAGATTTTAGGTAAATCAGCGTACGAATATCCGTAGCCTTGCGTTCCTTTGTGAATTACTGGCACTTCCTGTTGAAATGCTGCTAAACTTTTAAATAGGTTTTTCATAATATAAATTTTAATTGTTTGACAAATATAACTATTCTTTTTAATATAACAATGGAATCAAAAAAAAATTACAAAAATTTCTTTAACCCAGTTGCACATCGTTCTATGCTGTTAGCTCGTTCCTGAAGGCTTTGGATTTGTTCAGCGATAGTTTGCTTACAATCGCTTGTAAAGTAGCCGTTAGACGTAGCTATCAGCGGAATGATTCCATTTGTACGAATGTAGTTAACCATTTTACGTAAACGCGGACCATTCATTTTAATTTTATAACCTTTCGTGTTTAGGTATTCGTTCATTCGGGTTACTATTAACTCCGATTTGATAGGGTTCGCCTTTTTGTAGTTTCTGAATCCGTGAACTACTACAGGTAAAATCTCCATTTCTTCGCTTGTGAGTTCGTGTGTGAACTCTTCAAAATTTGTTACGCTCATAATTTAAGTTTTAAAATCCGTAACGAATTACATCTTCATACTCGGCTAAAGTCATTTGGTCGT